GGTGACGACGGCCAGCAGGGCGGCGCGCGTCACGTCCGGCGTCTTGAGGCGTAGTTTGCCGGCGAGGCCGGCTTGGACCGTCGAGCGGGCGACGCCTAGCAGCGTGGCCAGCTCGCGGTCACTGAGGCCGGTCGCGGCCTTGAACCGTGCAACGATCATCCCGCGAGCCTTTCCAGCTCGCCAAGCCAGTCGGCGAACGCGCCAGGTTCTTCCTCTGTCAGGATTTCGTCGTGGTTCTCGCTCAGAACGGCGAACGGTTGCGCCGCGACATGGTTGACGACGGCGACGAAGTCGTCCAGCGCCGCCGGCGCGTCGCTCAACGTCCAGCCGTTACGGGCTAGGGCATCGGCAAGGGCTTCAAGGTCCGTAAGTGCGTCGGCAACGTCAAGGGCCTCCGCTGGCGAGGCGGCGAGCCGCGCGCGTTCGAGGGTGTCGAGGATCAGTTTCATTGGTGGTTGCTCCTGTTGTTGGAGCGTCACCATTGCAGCAAGTCTGCTAGGGTGTCAAGGCTTATTTGCCACTCTTTTTCCCGGTGCACTTCCAGCGCGCGCGGCTAAGCCGGAGCGGGCTGTCAGGGTCCGCCGCCGCCTTCGGGCTGGCCTTCATCTGGCCAGCGGAGCGCGCGCAATAGGCGTCGCCTTTGGCGGTGCCGGGTCGGACACGCGGGCCACCGTCTGCGGCCTTGCCGGCTTGGCCGTAGGACACGCGCTTGCCGTCGTCGGTGACCATGACGACGGCTTTACCTTTAGAGGGCTTTGCCATGGGAGGGCCTTTTGGGTTAGGATGGAACGTGATTTTTCGGGAGCTACTGTAATGCCGCGCGGTCTTTATGCAAACATCAACGCGAAACGCGAGCGGATCGCGTCGGGATCTGGCGAGAAAATGAACAAGCCAGGGACGAAGGGCGCGCCGACTGACGCGGCGTTCAAGGCGTCGGCGAAGACGGCCAAAAAGAAATAGCCCGCCAGCCTTGCGGGGCTGGCGGGCTTGGCCGGTGACGGAGTGAGCTGCTAGGCGGTCAGAGCCACGTCGGGGTTGCAATCGTCGGCGTGACGCGGATTGGCATGCATACGGCGAAGATAGCGGCGTCTGGGCTGTCGCACGCGATGATATGCGGGCTGGCGTCGTCCGCGCCGCGCATCGTCAAGCCGTGAGACGACTTGCGCCAGTCGCAAAGCGCCTCGCCAAGGCGCGACAGGATCTTGATGTCAAACGCCGCGCCGGTCGCGATCTGGACGCCTTGCGGCAAGATGCGACGCCAGTCAGGGAACGCACCGTCAACGATCGTCGACGCGGCAGAGCGCCAGACGTTGTCTATGCTGGCGTCGCCGGTCGCCGGGTCGATCGTCAAGGCTTGACCCTTGCGCGCGGCTTTCAGGCCGTCCTTTCCAAGATTGATGATCATACCGTCAACAGGGACCGAGGCCGGGTCGGCGTTCGGATCGTGAGCGGTCAACAGGCAATGGCCGTCCGTCGCGGTCAGCGTCACGCCTTCGCCGCGCGGGTTGCGCTGGATGCAAACGCCGCAAAGGTAATAGCGGCCAGGGTCGGACGATTGCGCCATGGCGACGCGGGCGAACAGGTTGGCGTTGAGCTGGATCATGGTCGGTTCCTTTGTGATTGGTTGCATTCGGCGCTAACAGGCCGTCAAACCCGCCACGCGCGAGGCATGGCGGGAGAGAGGGCGTGTCAGACGCTGCGGATGCTCCCGCACTCTGGCGTAAAGACCCACGCTTTACCGTCGCGGGTGCGGATGAGGTTGACGACGCCGTGGCGGACTTCAACGGCGAAGCTCTTGAGCGTCTCGCCGTTCGCCTTCATGTGCGATCGGTCGAAGAAAAAGCCGCCGTGCGCGGCCTTGATCGCGGACACGGTCCAAGCCTTGGCTAGGCGGAGGTTGCGCGCCTGTTCGGTGAGGTCGTCCGCGTAGCTCTCCGCCAGCATGGTGGCGACGGTCTGGCGCGTGGCCGTATCAAACGAACCGTAAGAGCCATGCGGGCCAGGCGCGCCGTGTGCGCGGGTATAGCGTTGCGCGGCGTCGTCGGCGGCGTAGCGCCAGAGCTTGGGGGCGGTGCCGGGCTGATAGGTGCCGGCGGCGACCTTGCGGGCCAGATTGGCGATGATCGGCTGGATCCGTGCGCGGTACAGGTCGCCGTCATTGGTGGCGAACAGGGCCAGCTCGTGCGCGTCGGTGTGGATGGTCATGGCGGTTCTCCGTGATTGGTGACGCTAACCTAGCAGCATTGCTAGGGGTGTCAACAGCTCTTTTCGGCCCTTGACGCGCGCCTTTTTTCTCGTTAGGCGTAAGCTTACGCCTAACCGAAAACGGAGGCGGAAATTATTGTCACGCAAATCTGCTAGGACGCCAAACTTTCGTGCGCCGGTTGTGACTTTTCAAAACACATTTTCGATTGTGGCGGGATTGTGGCGCGACTGCGGCGGGCGGTTGGCGCGGATTGTCATGCCAGGGGCCGATATTGTCGCCGATTGTCATCCGCCGCCGCCGCCATGACAATCGGCTGTCGTCATATGGCGCGGCTGTTTGCGGGGTGCCGATTGTCATATTGTCATGGGAATAGAAGTGTTAGATAGAAAGTTAATATTATACGGGTATAAATCCCCTCTGTGTAGCGCGCAGCAAGTTGGACTTATTTCCTGATGACAATATGACAATCTGAGAGGCCAAACCCTGTCGTGGCCTGACTGAAGGGCGATTTTGGCATGACAATCGGCATGACAATCGAAAACGGCCCGCGAAGTGCATCGCGGGCCGTCTGTTTTTGGCGGTTTGCGCCAGGGTTAGGCGTCGGGATCGATTAGGCCCATCCGCGCAAGGCAAAGATCGAGCTGGCGATCTAGCGCGCGGAAAAGCTCGGGCAGATCGGCGTCGCGCGGACCCGCGTATGCGTCACCACCGGCAATAGCCGCAAAGTGCCGGTCCATAGCGTCCAGCATGGCTTCGCGGAAAGCGTCACGCGCAATTTCTTGTTCAAGTCCGGTCATTCTCTCGTTTCCCTCTCGTATGGGCGCATCCCGCGCCCGTTTGGTATGTGGACCGCTTAGGGGTGCCCGAACGCGTCCAGCACCCCTTGGCGGCGGTTTTAGGCGTATGCGCTCTCGATCGCCTCGCCGGTGTGCGCGCACGTCAAATCGGCGTCTTCCCAATTGACGTCGACGCCAACAACGCGCCAGCCGTCACTATATCCGCCGGCTATCGCCTCCAGGACGTTACGGCGTTGTGATTTAGCAGCGGCGAACGAAAGCGCCTCGCCGTCTGACGTCAGAAAGAACATGGGATAGCCGCCTGGCCATGCATACGGCTGGCGAATGTCGCGGCGAAAGTCTGAAATCGTATAGGCCATTGTCATTCCCTCTAAGGCGGTAGTGCCTTGCCCCGTCTTAGATAGCATCTTTGCTACCCTGTCAACCCCATTGACGCGCCCTTAGCCAAACTTTATGCAATGGCATTGCATACCCGAAAGGGCCTTAGCATATGCGCATCCGCTGCTAGGCCGATATGGCGCAACGCTAGGCCGCTCCGCTTGCAGCTCGCACGCTGCTACGCTCGCGCGTTAGGATCCAGACGCTGCTAGTGACGCGCCGGCGCGCGCGAGGGGGGAGGGGGAGGGCCGAGCGAAAGGCGAATGCGTTAGGGACCGTCCAGCAACGATTTTTATTTTTCCAGCGTTCGGCCCCGCCATTTTTATTTTTTGAAATTTCCGCCCCATCATATATCGTAGCAGCCATGAGCTTCCTGTCCCTCACCCACGAGCCGCTCACGCTCCAGGCCACCGAGCAGCGGCTGACCGCCGTCTACGAAGCCGCACGCAAAGGTCTCAAGGGCGACACGCTCGCCTTCGCCGCAGGCATGAAGCCCGCCGACTTCCGCCGGCTGCAACAGATGGACCCGCTGGTCGAGCTGGCGCAGGAGAAGGGGCTAGCCGACGGCGAGATGGAGCTAGCCAGCACGCTCTACGACGCCGCCGTCCTCTACAAAGACCCCAAGGTAGCTCTCGATTTGCTCAAGCACACGCGCGGGTGGGTAGCCAAGCAGCAGATCGACGTCGAGGTCAACGAGAAGATCAGCGTCCTCAAGGCCCTCGAACTCGCCAACGCGCGCGTGGACGCCATGATTATAGAGGGAACAGCCATTGCAATCGACGAAGTATAGTCCCGCCGACGAAACGACGCTGATGGCCCAACTGTGGTCGCCCAAGATCAAGAACGACCCCCTCGCGTTCGTCATGTTCGCGTTCCCATGGCAACAATCAGGCACGCCGCTCGCCAAGTTCACCGGACCGCGCAAATGGCAGCGCGACCTGCTGCAACAACTGGCCGACCACATCAAAAGCAACGGCAACAAGCTCGACTTCGACATGTTCAGGAAGGTCGTCTCCTCTGGACGCGGCATCGGCAAGTCCGCCCTCGTCTCCTGGCTCGTGCTGTGGATGCTGACGACCCGGATCGGGTCCACCACCATCGTCTCGGCCAACACCGAGGCGCAGTTGACGACGAAAACGTGGCCGGAAGTTACCAAGTGGGCCTCCATGGCCATCAACAGGCACTGGTTCGAGCCTATCGCAACCCGGATCACGATGGCGAAGTGGCTCACAACCCTCGTCGAGCAGGATCTGAACCGCGATACGCGCCTCTGGGCGGCACACGCGCAACTCTGGTCGGCTGAGAACCCCGACGCCTACGCCGGCACGCACAACTACGACGGCGTCATGGTCATCTTCGACGAGGCCAGCGGCATCCC